AAGAGCGGAGAGTACCGTTCATATAAAGTTTAGTAGGTGTACTAAGGGGCAGAACATCTCTTGCACATTCTTTAGCGACACCAGCGGACAGCATTTCGTTATAAAGTTCTAATGATTGATCAAATAAATCTTGAGTACGTATTTGGAACTCTTGTTGAGTAAATTCATTAAGATCATCAATACTATTCTGTCTATTTGAAGTATCTTGGCGTCGAAAGTTAGGGAGTGATGGCGTGTTAACGACTTGAGCGTATCTTTGACTAAATTCTTGAAAACTAAAAGATCTATGTCTTAAGATTTGACTAGCAACACTTCTGGTAGTGTCAATCTGTACACACATATTAACCATTTCAAAGGGTGACCAATGATTATGTTTAATAAGATATTTAATTAATTTAATACAATCAGGATTATCTTGATTATCAGGATTAGATACTCTAGCCATATAAGCTATCAATTGTTCAGCATCAGGAGTGACATGAACTAACTCTACATTATGCATACAGTAGTATAAGTGGTGGTGGGATTAATGTTTGTGGTGGGATGTTTAATAAGTTCTCACGGGATTCATCTTATTAAAGAAGGTGTTTATAAAGAATGAAGAAGAGGGAGTGTTTGTCTTTTGTTTCCTCGCTCTTCATTAGGAGAAAGAAGGAGGAATGAGAGCTTGTCTCGAATTCCTCCCCATTCGGGGAGTCGGGTCCACCCTTCCCTTCCCCCCTATACGGGTCGGACCGCTCAAACCCACGTGGGTATTGAGTTTTTACCACCACCTTTAGCTTGTTGTCTTTGTTGTAAATTCATACCCATAACAAGATGATTAGCAGAAGATTGAGGATCATCAAAGAATTCTTCTAACATTGCATTCCATTCATTACGTTTACGATCTTTAATTGCTTCTAGGGCAGAGATACCCATTGCATCTGTATAATATTGTACACCTTGAGCGAGGGCATCTAATCTATCATCATGTCTAATCGCACCTTTTTCACGACACATTCTAGACATTTGATAAAATAACATATAAAGGAGACGTTCTTCTGGAGCAGCATCTGGGTTAGATTTAAAGTCCCATTCAATTACCGAACGATCAATAACGAGTCGATGTTGGTTGAGGATGGGTTCAAGGGAGTCAATGATTCGATCTTCCTTTCTAACATTTGCTCTAACTTCTTCAATATCAATATTTTGTCTTGTTTGGATAAGATGTTTTCTGAAAAGCTCGCTAACAATACCATCACCAAAATTAGTTTCAATGAGAAGTTTAGTAACGCCATATTTTTTACAACCTTTTAAAATATCAAGTAATGTATTGTCGGAGTATCCGTCTCTGTAAGCACGCATGTCGTGCAAGTACAAGAAACCGTTACGTTGGGAGATATAAGCTGCTGCCGTTTCATCCGAGCCACGACCCGACGGATCAACACTGCAGATTGTTTCTTGGTAGGAATCCCAATCTCCTTGGAGCTGCATTGGACTGTAGAAATAGTCTCCAGGTAAACCAACAATGGGGAGGTCTTTGATAACGTTTTGTGGATCGGAGCACCAAACGATGGATTCGGGAGCAGTAGTGGGATTAACGCTAGTGACGATAAGGTCAGAGCATTTAAGAGGGAATTTTTCAGCATCGGAAAGACTCGTATCTAACATGAACTGCAACATAAAGTTGCTACGACCCATCGACGCTTCACGTTCAATCAGGTCTTCATTATCAAACCTATCATCTGTTACATCCCATTGTTCAGCACCTTGATCAATATCTTGTACCAGTTGAGGCGCTAACAAGCCTTCGTATTGTGTTACCTTTCTAGGATACCTAGCAGGCCAAACAAAGGGCTTGTAGGCTCTCTCAGCTAGCTTGCGATAGACGGTAAACGTAGTCTGTGGTGTACCCAGAAACATAATACGACTATCATTTTTGGGAGTAAGGATAGATTCAGCTTCTGTACATAATTGTAGAAGTTTCTCCCTCATAAATTCTGTCATTGAGTTGCCAGGAACTTCAATATCGTCAAGGATCATTAAATCCGCACGAGAACCGGTAAGCTGACCAGTAATACCGACTGATTTAACAGAAGGAGCTTGGTGAGGGGAACAAGCCACATCAAATGAGATACGACTCCAACGGGAGTCATCAGATTTAGGGCGCAAATGTACCAACCAGGGTGTTTCAATGATTAATTTCTGTAGGAAGATTGACATGTTATCTGCACGTTCTTTAGATGCAGATATGATCATTATTTTTTTTTCGGGGTTATTAAATAAAGTCCAAAGAACAAAAGCACCAGTAATCCAGCTCTTACCAACTCCCCGAAATGCTTGGATTTGTAAACGCTTTGGACCGTGTTGAAGGTAATCAGCAATTGCATATTGAGCACGTGTAGGGTTTGGTAGTTCTAATTCACTCCATAATGCTTGTAGGAATAGCTTAAAATCGTCTTTAAGGAGGTCTAAAGTGTTCATAGGTAGAATCTAGCGTGTAGGGGGTTAGGAGGTCTTGTAGAAGCTTTTACTTAGATTTAGCTTTACCGGTAAACTTAGGACTAATACTTTTAATTGCTTTATCCATAGGTTGCCAGATTTCAGCAGTTTCATAAAGATACTTCACATCATCAGATAACATCTCATCCCATAAAGCATTTAGATCTTTTTTAGTTTTTACTTTTCTAAGCCTTTGAGCAAGTTTAGTTTTACTGATTTCTAAATTATCACCAGGGAATTGATTAGAACCTTGAGCACGCATTTCTGAATGAAAAGAATCGTGGGGTGTTTTAAACATTGGGTTTAAATTTGTTTCAACATCCCCAGGTTCTAGGCCACGTTGTTGAGCACGTGTAGCCATATCTACTAGGTCATCGTATGTCATTTTACCTTTTTCAATAAAATCACGAGCACGATTAAAAAATGCTGCTGATATACCTTTAGGAAATTTATGGTGCAAATCTACTTGTTCAATAACTTGATCAATACCTTGCTGAATCTCACGCCTGGCATCTTTGATAAATTTACCTTTCATTTCTTTAGCACGAGGTTTTGTCCGTGGGTAAGCTTGCTCTCTGCCTAAACCAGGTGCTAACAGGTTTGATTCTTCACTACTAACTTGAGGCATTTTAGCTCCCAAAGTTTTTTGAGCTGCTTTGTATTCTGGAATTGTGTCTTTTAATACGCTCGCTTTAACACCAGGATTAGCTTCTTCAATGTTTCGCAAAATTAAATTAGCGTCATCTACTGCATTACGGGCTGCATCAATTCTTGCAGGTTGAGTAACATTAAATTGACCTTGAGTTTTAAATTTAAGCCTTGCCCCACCTCTTGATACATTAATACCAGGAGAACCGTCAACCATGCCTAACAAAAAACCGGCTGCCACGCCTAAAGCAGGTTTACCAGTTATTTGTGAAACACCTTCTGAAGCAATTGCTGCGCCTTCATCTAATGCTCCTACAGGAGATTGCTCGTAACCTACACCAATTGCATCAGTTAAATTATCTAAAGTATTAACAATAGGTTCAGGTACAACATCTTCAATAAAACCTCTAACTTGTTTCCTACCATATTCTATTTCATTACCTATCATACTACCAACACGAACAACACCATTAACAAATTCTAATGGGTTATTAGCGTATCGGCGTAGGTTTTGTAAAAATTGAGGCATAATTAATTAATATACTCCATAATTAGTTTTTCACGGAGTCTATTAACTCCAAATTTGTCTCTCATCCAACTAAGGACGGGTGTACTTCCTTTATCCTGATTACATCTAGTACAGGCGCATACAACATTTGTTGCAACATCCTCTCCGCCACGTGCGCGAGGATGAACATGATCGATAGATAACTGACTAAGGTCATAGGTTTTTCCGCAATAAATACAAGTATGGTCAAAATGTTCCTTAATAGAGCGTCTCCACAGACGCTTAGCTTCTGGTGAGGTCATGGCTATTAAGTTGTAGAGGTAATCTTTAGGGGTAGGAAGTAGGGGTGTCATGCGCGTCCTTTACGTGCTCTGTTTTTTGATGCTGCTTCGAGGAATGTCTTTCCATTTTTCTTATGGGATACATCCTTGCCATCACCGTTACCGTAGGTTCCACGTTTACGGTTTTCTTTGTTTAATGCAGACCGTTTAGAGATCTGTAATTTAGAGCCATCATATTTCTTTTGGTAAGATTTATAATTACCATTAGCATATTTGGCTCCGCTATGACTAGAGCTTCGTGCCATATAGTCTCCGTTGTACAAGTTCAGGGTCAACAGTTGGCATAATACTAACCAGCTTATCTAGTGGGCTACCTTCAAAGGCGACACCACTAATATCATTCTTTGATAACCAATCACAAGCTGCTTTCAGATCTTGTGTAGAAGCCTCACCCGATTTAATACGGGCAAGGAATTCCTTTGTGACAAGATTATGCAACTCATTGAACTGGTCTTCAGTTGCTTTCTTGTTTGTCATTTAGCCTTTTTAGCTTTAGCTTTAGGTTTAGCGGGTGCTTTAATTTCGTAACGTGTTTCGTTAGGTTCGTGCACTAGATGTGATTCAGCACGTTCTGCTTTAGCTTGAGTTTCGTATGTACCGATAACTTGGCTAGTATAGGAATCAATAATTTGATAAGACATAATTATACGTTATAACCTTTACGTTCGCTAGGTAGTTTAGCTTTTTTAGGAAGATCTTTCCACTGCAAAGGGTCACCTGGTTTCGTCTGTTTTGGTCGATCCTTCATTTCTTGAATAAAAGACTTTTTTCCACCTCTAGGCATGATTAATTCCTCAATACGATTTGATCTAATTTGTTTTCGATGCGTATCATATGGTCTTCCATACGTTGCACCATTACTGACAAGTCAGCTTTTGATACGTAGTCTTGAGCTACATTTAGTTCAAGTGCATCAATACGTCTATCTAGACCACTAATGCGATCATGTACGTTATTTATTCTGTTGTGTAATCTGTTATTAAGTGCTGCACCGCCTGCAATACAAGCGATGACAACAGACACTACTGCTTCCATTTATTCTAGTGCCACGATTGGTACGATGTCATTACATAAAATTTCAACACGTGATCCCGGTCTAAAAGTAAAACCAGTTTTCATGATTTCCGTACACTTAAGTGCTCTAACTAATTCATAGTCAAGACGCATCTTAGCTTCGTGTTTACGGGCGATAGCTTTACAGGTTTCTATCATGCCCCCATCTAGTGGGATTGAAAGGCTGACCTGTGCGCCCCAATTATTATTTTTGA